CATGGAATACATTGAGCAGAATCTCGGCGTATCCGGGCATTGACTTCAGCAAGTTACCGATGATACCGAATACATTACCGAACGTATTGGCGAGCAGGGATAGGTCATCAACGCCATGGGCAATGAATGAGGACATGCCCTGGCTGCCCAGGGCCACCTCGATACGTGCGCCCAGGTCGTCTACAACCCTGCCGGTTTCCACGGCGATATCCTTGAATTCGCCGGTCTTGCCGTTAATCGTGTCCAGCGCTTCCCCGGCGAGGATGTATACTTCCGGCTTAACCGCGTCGGCCATCTTGCTAAACTCGTCGCTCAGGCCGGGCAGATGCATCCCGAGCGCCTGGCTCACCGTGAACATGTTCTTCTCGGCCGTGTACATATCGCCGATGGTCGGAACGGCCGCAGCTGCAAAGGCACCGAATGCGATTCCTGCAGGAATAAGAACGGCAGAAAGCTCGACGATACCCTCGGTTAGAATGTGGAGGCCGGTAACGGTACCGACCCACTCAGGTGCTCCGAGCTTAGTAAGCCAACCGCCGAAGAGCTGCAGACGACCATTAAGGCGACCGAGTACGCCATCACCATTCTTCCAGGTCTTGATCCCGGAGTCCATCGCCCTGCTGAACTTGTCCACGGCGTCGGATGACTTAGAGAGCCCGACAGACAATGCATCAAGAAGGATGGCCCCGGAACGTTCGGCGTCGCGTGCGAGTTCCTTCATATTGGGGATGGTATTGTGGGAGAAGACGTCCGCGATCTTTTCCGACCAGGGAATCAGCTCGGCCAGGCTCATACCCAGGAGGGACATATACTTGGACGTGCTGCCGGCCTGCTCCCCCATTCGCAGTACCCGGTCTACGAACGGAGGGAGAGCGATGTCGGCAGCGGTAAGCGCGACACCGAGCGCGTTCGTCGCCGTGGAAAGATTCTGCTCGGCTGCCACAGCCCCCGTTATGGCGTTACCCAGCTCTTCGAAGTCGCCGGACTTTGGTAGGTTTGCGATATCAATCTTCGCCGGTATGTCCAGGATAGGCATGGTCTCGCCATGCTGGACGAATTCCTTGACGTCGATATTGGCCGGCACGTTAAGGATCGGCTCGTGCGGCCCGACCTCGCGCCCAAAGTCAAACGTGACGGGGACGTGCTCGGTACCAATCTGCCCAAGCTTCGGCATCTTGGACATATCAAACTTGATCGGGATGTCGATGGCCGCAGCGCCTAGCTTGTGCAGGTCGGCCGAGAGATCGGCGGGCGTCAGGTTGAAGTCCAGGACGTCCGAAACCCCGCTCTGGTTGATCAGCCGCTTGATCAACTGAAGCTGCGTCATGAGGCGGCCGGGCTGCACGTCAATGTCGGCAAGGTCGGCGATGCCCAGTGACTGCATCTTAGAGCGAAGGGCCATCAGGCCGGTGTTGAGATCGCTCATGTTGATGTGGCCGAAGCTGATATCGTCGGCCGCCCGCTTGAGCACCTCTAGCTTCGTCAGGGCATCGCCGATGCCGAGTTCAAACTGGCGGTCCTTGAACGCTTCGTCCGCAAGCTTCTTGGCCGCATCCAGCTTGGCCATCACAGAAGCGAACGCGGGGCCAGTCAGGTCATGAGCGGTGATGCGGATCTCTACCTCATTCGCCATGATCCTCTTCCCTCCTACCCAACTGTACGATTCTCAGCGTTCTCAGGAATGTGGCCGGCTGGTCTAGGACGCCGCCCTTACGCGGTAGCTTTCCGAACCGATCGCAGAGCCCAACGGTAAGCTCGGCGAGTTCCAGCTCGGGAGGCTTTCCGATAGTTTCGCCAGATCGAGTGACTGCTCCTCCGAAGTCCTTCCATTCTCGGAGTTCCCGCTCGAGATTTTTGGGATCCCCACCATGGCCAGCTGCCAGGCGGTGATCATGATCCCGGCGTGGCGGTGGTCGATCTTCTGCCATCCTTCCAGGGTCAGCGGAACCAGCTCCCCCTCGGGTATCTCCAGGTCCCATTCGACGACGTGACCTAGGAACAGCTGGGCGATCTGGTCGTTGGCCTCGGCAACTTCTCCGCCGTTGGCCTTCCGCTCTGCGCTCTGTCGGAGCATCTCATTCCACTCCCCCACCGTGCACGGCTTAACCCTTACGGTCAAGCCGTGCAGCGGGGTGTCCTCTTCGAACACGAGCTTCAGGATCTCTTCCTTCGGGGTGAATCCCACTGTAGCCTCCGTTACAGTTGTAGCGATGAGCCACAACAGGAACACGATGTGAACCAGTAGTGGCCAGTTCATGACTAAGCGTGCGTGGTCCAGGTCGGGGGCGTTCCGTCCGCCAGCGAGCCGGGCACCTGCCAGGTCAGCTCGCCCGTGTTGGCGCGAGTGATCTGGTAGTCGGTAAGCAGGCAGTTGGTGACCATCGAAGGAGCGCCGGTCGCCGCGCCCAGCGGGTCGAGCTCCACACTGCGCTGTACCGAGGTCGAGGTGACCGTCTTGAACACATCGTGCGACTTGTTCGCGGCGGTGTTGAACACGCCGTTGAGCGTCACGGTGAAGTCCGCGAGCAGGAGGAGCCGCTCGTTGGCGAACTTGTCGACGCCGGTGATGTCCTGCGTGTTGCGCGGCGTGGTGAACGAGTAGTTGGTCACGTCGTTGGTGATCGTCTGTGCAACGGACGAGGCGTCCTGCACGATGATTGCGCCACCAAGACCCGAGGTCTTTGCCATTTCAGCCTCTCTTTACTGTTTCGGCTATCTTGTCCTGATGGGTGGCGAAATCATCCACCCAATCCTCCGGTCGCCGGTGCTTCGTCCGAGGGGTGCCGCGCGGGTTACCGCGCCAGTCACCGCCGGACACCAGGTAGAACGGAGGACGATCGAGCGGGACCTTGTGGTCTCCCCGCTTGAAGCAGGGATTCCCCGGTCCGTAGATCAGCTTCACCTCGTAGGGGCCGGTGCGCTGCATGTGGTAGCGCCGGTCCTTGTCGACCTTGGTCAGGTAGTGAAGCTGCTTCTGGCCAAGGTCGGTTGAGAAGTCGATGGTCATGACGAATCCGTGGAGGAAGTCCTGGCACTCGTACTCCTCGCAGGTGGCCGGTCGCCAGTGACTCGCGAACGGCGCGGACATCGTATAGGTCTTGTAGTGCTCGGGACCGAGGTCCGGAGCGATCCGGCTGACCATCGCCTGGCCGAAAGGCACCTGAACGAGATGGCCCATCTAGAACACCACCCCAGCGACCGGGTTGCGGCAGAACTGGACGGCGAACTGCGCGTAGGTGAAGGTGCCGGTCGTGGTAACCCGGACATAGCGGTTGACGAGGGTCGTGTTGCTGACCGAGCCGCGCGCCGCCTGGTTCGGTACGGCCAGACTCCCGAAGTCGATCAGCGTGGTGAAGGTTGTGTTGTCCGACGAGTGCTCGATCTTCACATCGACGTTGGTGCCGACGAGCGCGGTCAGCTGAAGGTACGCCTGGGCCCCGAAGTTGCTCAGTGCGCCATCGTCCCGGCTCGTCCCGGTGGTCGGCACGGTGTCGGCCCGGAGGCCTGCCGTAAGCATCACTCCCCACTCCGCGCCGAACCCGTCCGAGTCAACCTCTGCCTGGAATGTTAGGTTGCCGTCGTTGTCGCGGGTGCCGTCGTAGTTGATCAGGACGCCCTTGACGCTGGCGGCCGGGTTGCCCACGGCGTTCCCGCGGAAGTAGGTGGCGAAGGTGTCCGTCCGCGGAAGGGAGGATAGGGCGTTGTGCTCGGCCAGAACCCCAACCCAGTTCCAGGTTGGAGCGGCGGTGTACGTGACCGAGATCGTCTGGCCGGCCGGAACCACATAGGTGCCCGCCGTGGTACCGACCTGGGTACCGTTCACCTTCACGGCGGTCAGCGTGCCGCCCGTGATCGTCACGAACACGGCCCAGCCGTTGGGGTTGGTCACCGGCGTATTGCTGGCCGGGAAGGCGGGGGTGGCCGTCGTTCCGGTGCTGTTGAACAGGGTCGTGAACTGCATGTTGCCGTCACGTCTCCCTGCGAGCCGCTGCTCTGCGAACTGCTTGATGCCCGTCGCCTCGAGCAGGGCGAGCGGCGCGCTGATCTTGCCGATCGAGGAGACGTCGCCGCTTAGGTCGTAGCCCCCGATGTAGAAGTTGTCTCCAAGGCCTGACTGCTTAGCCATAACGCCACCTGATCAAATGCGTCGTTGATAACGATAGGTATGTTCAGAGTCATGATGCGGAACATGCGTCGGTCGATCTCCACGTAACCGGCCGCCGCGCTCAGCCCTTGCATTCCCATGTTCGCCCCCTCCGCCCCAAGGAGGTCTACATATCGTACATCCGCAACCCCGCCGAAGTTGAAGTCACCGCTGAAGGCCGCCATCAGGTCAGTGGTGGCCGACATCACCTGCGGGTCGATCGCGTCGTACGGAACCTGGTTGAACGGTATGTAGATCCTGCCCTGGAACTGAACGAGGATCGAGGTGGCCGCCAGACCGCTCCGCCGGGTCGGCCGGATCGTCTGCGCCCAGACCGCGAACGCCACGCCATTGCCCGGTGACGACTTCGGCTCGTGGCCGTTAACCGATTCGAACCGTCCGCTCGAAAGTGCATAGCTGACGATCTTGTCGATCACCTCGTTGATGGCCTGGTCGTTGAAGTTCGCAGTCATGATGGCTCCTAGTGGCCGAGCACCAGACCGCCGCTGCTGGCGAGCGGCTGCGGGTTGTCGACTCGGATGTGATCAAGGCAGACAGGAAGGGCAACACAGGCCATCACCAGCTGGCCCATGCCTAGATCCATCTGTTGCCAGGAGGGCGCCATCGTGACGGAGTCCTGTACCTCTTCCCAGGCCACGGGCGTCTTCTCGGACTCAGGAAGCCGGATGTACCTCTCGATGCAGTGGATACACTTAAGATTCATTGCTCTTCGCCTCCACGTGAGCTTGAACCGGAAGTTCCGGCAACGGCGCGTTCCCGAAGGACGCCATCGCTGCCGACATCGCGCCGTAGTCCGTCGCGAAGTTTGCGTAGATGCTGTAGACCAGGGTGATGAACACGCCCCACTTCAGCCACAACGTCGGTTCGCCGAAGAACAGGGCAGCCACGAGTGGGAAGTTGATCAGCCAGTAGATCACCCCGTACAGGTGAACCTTGTACTGGGTGTGCGGATTGGTCTCGAGGTCCTTGACCACGACCTTCAGCCACCCGTGTCGCATGACCGTCGCGTTACGATTAGCACGGAACGCCGCCATCTCCGTGCGCAGCTTACGGAACTCAGCAACGGTGTCCTCGGAGAGTTCCGTTACCACCTTGATTTCGCTACTTGCCATTTGCATGCCTCCTATAACCCATCATTGAGCGCCGCCAGGAAGGGTGGCAGGTCCTCGTAGGCCAGGTCGGCCGCCACAGCCTGGATCTCGTGGGTTGTTTTCTGGAAGGCATGGTACCCAGGGAAACGCGGGCCCAGCCCGCGCTTCATGCGACCCTTGGCCCCGAAGTAGGTGTTGCCCGGTGCGATACCCTCGATCCAGGGGCCGTAGATGACCTGCGGGTAACCGCCGTCCAGAACCAGGTGCGAGTCGGTCGTCTCCCGACGCTGGTGAATGGTAGAGACCAGGTAGCCGGCGTCCGGTGGCACCGGGTTGTCCTTCGGGTTGCCGCCGTTGTGACCGAGGTACATGTACTGCGTCGGCAGGTACTCCTTGATGCGACGGACGGCGGTATCCGACAGGTGGTTCAGGACAGCCTGCTTGTATGCGAAGAGGATGTCCGCCCAGCTTCCGTCAAACACCGGCCCCTGGCCGTCAATGTCCACGTCAATTTCGAATCCCATAAGACCACCCGGCTTCGGGCCTGGCGGGCATACGCCTCGCACACCCTGGCTCGCAGATCATTGATGCCGGGGCCGGGGAACGACTCCGCCTGCTGGCCCTCGCCACGCTGGCTCTGGCCGAACCAGTTTGCCTGCATCTGGTTGGCGTAGCCCTGCGACTCCTGGATGAGCGACATGATCGTCTCGGCGACCGTCAGCTCGTTAACCAGCTCCGGATACACATCTATGCTCACGGACGTGTTGTCCGGGTACGCAGCAGCCGTGGTCCCTAGGAATCCGCGCACCACCGTAAGCTGGCGCTTGGCCCAGATCGTCGTCGGGCTGTGAGCCGCGAGCACGGAGCCGGAGTAGGCCCGCTTGACGATCATTCTATTACCGATGACGTTCTGGATCAGCATCCACTCGCTGTCCACCAGGATGACCTCCTGGGCGGAGAACTGAGTTCCGTCCGGAACGACCATCGTGTTGTCGGCGGCCGAGTTGGCGGTGCAGCCGGAGATGAAGCTGATCCCGGTACTGACATACTGATTGTCCGTCACCAGCATGCGCTCGGATCCGACGACCAGCGTCGCGCCCGCATCGACGAGGCCGGACGGTCCAATCTCGACGCTGGTCTGGGAGGCCGTGCTCACAGCCGCCGCCAGGCTGCCGGCGGGCTCCGTCTGGATCCAGTAACCGTACGGGCCGGTGACCTGGATGTCGTACTGCGGCGTGGTGTTGTTCCCGAACGCCACGTTCTTGTCCCGACGCAGCTGGATGCTGGTGTAGGGCGGACCCGACTGCGGCTGAAGGATATAGTCGTCCGGAGAGATGGTGATTGGGTTTGTCAGAAACGGGCCGGACAGCACCACACTGGGCTGCCCGGCCAGCTCCCGCTGGTCTAGCCACAGCCGCCACGGGTAGGCATACTGGTAGTTCGGCCAGTCCCAGTTGTACGTCTTGATTTCCGGGTAGAACTTCCGCATGCAGAGACGGTCAACCGACCCGGACGCACTCTGAATCTTGCGATCAATGATCGCATCGTGGTACGCCGACTGCTGAACGTCTAGCGCTCGTCTAACCTGCTCGCGTGTAGCATAGCAGGCTCTCGTAATAGCCATCCGTTGCCTTGCTTTCTTGCTGAGAACCCTCTGGGGGTAGGCTGGCCGTCTCTGCGGTTGTGGGTTAAGCGTAGCCTACGGGACGAGCATCCCGCCGGCCGAGGGATCGGCCTCGCTAGGACCGGCCCCGGTGCCACCGCCCCGTGGCGGAGCGTCGGCTAGGGCGCGAGCGCGGGCGTCCCGTACGTAACCGCGCGCCGTAGCGACGGCCCGTCGGCTAGCCCCACGCTTTTCTGCGATTCCTATGAGGCGATCCGCCTCGTCGTAGTTCTGCGATTCGTACGCCTCGTGGGCGAGCGCCATGACCTGCTCATGGTGCAAGTCCTCCGGAACGTCAGCCGCCTGGACCTGGTCCGGGGTAGCTTCCTTCGGCGGAACTGAGCCCTCCGAAGAGCCCGACGGGCTCGCTGGGCTGGAGCCAGTCTCTTGGCCACTGCCATCCGTCGAATCGGCAGAAGAGAATACTGGCTTCGGAGGTTGGTCCGTTGAGGAGAGGCTCTCCACATCGTGGGCAGGCGATGGGAGGCCGGTCGTTCCAGAAGTGCCACTCCATCCTGGCTTGCTTCCGGATGTCGAGGAGCTGGTACCAAGACGTATTGCATCCCACCTTCCTATCGGATCGTTGCTCGATCCCGCGATCGTTGACCTAGCCACGGGTCTTCCCCCAGTTCCCCTCATCGCTTCCGTCTGGTGTCTGCGGAGCCTCCCGGTCACCCGAGTCGGCGTTCTCGGGTGCGGAGGCGTCCGGTGATGGCGGCTCCGCAGACACGTCTTGGTTGCGTGGGGTGAAGCATTGAGGACAGAACTCCAGGTCGTTCGCTATGGCCTGGCAGCCACAGTGCTCACAGTCCCACATCGGAAGGCCTCCTATGGGGCGGTGACCGCGCCGGGATTCTTGCGGAGCAGCGGGACCCAGAGGAGGGCCCAGGAGACCGCGCCGGTGTTGGTCGCGTCGGTTGTGACGGTGACGTTGGTGTCCTTCAGGACGAACGAGTCCAGAGACGCAGCCGACCCATTGGCCGCGACCGCCGCAGGGAGGACACCACCGAGAGAGGACGGCAGCTGGATAAGGCTGCCGACCGCCGTGGCGTTATAGGGCGCGGCCGGGTTGGCAGCGATCGCAGCTGCCTTGCCTGTGATGCCGAGGGAGAGGTTCACGGCGGAAGCCGCGAACGCGGTGGACACGACGCCCACCAGTCCCAGGACGACAACCGACCCCGTGACGGTGAAGATCGTGCCCGTTGCCGTCGCCGGCAGCACCTTGGCGTGCTGGACCGCGACGCTGGGGGCAGCGCCGACGCCCTTGTAGGGCATCAGCTGCTTCAGGGTGTACCCGGTGAGCGAACCCATCAGGCACCCAGGATCTCAAGGTTGGCCGGGCCGCGCTGGGTGACCAGGTCGTAGGGGATCGCGTAGCAGACCGGAGAGGTTCCGGTGCAGGTGATCTTGAGGTAGTCGTTCGGATCGGACATCTCCGAGGTGAACACGTGCGCCACGGTGACGACAGCGGTCGTCAGGCCGGTCGTGGTTCCGTGCGTCCACGTCCCGAGCGGCGAGGCGGGGGTGAGCTTCTTCCAGGCCGCAGTGCCGTCGTTCGCGGCTGCCCAGTAGATGTTCTTGACGACGGCGAGCGTCGTCGCGAACGAGCCGCCGAAGGTGCTGTCTTCCTTGACCGTGACGACCGCGTCTGCACCAATGGCCACGATGGCCACGCCGGATGCACCGCGCATCTTGAAGGGGTGCGAGACGGCATTCGGAACCAGGTTGAAGAGGCGACCGAGAGCTTCCATTCCTGACATTCAACTTCTCCTCGAAGTAGGGCGTTACTGCTACTCTGCTAACTCGGGAGTCGGGGGTACTGTTGCCCGGCCCCTACTCCTAAAGAATTGCAGGGTCTACTACGTGCTCGCGCGTTTCGTGCATGATCTTGGCCATGGCGACCTCCGCCGCAGCCTGGTTGGCGTACGTGCCGTCCAGAGCGATCGCCGTCCCGCCAACCGGGGTAAGCGTAACGGTTGTTGACGTGGCTGTCAGCTGCGCTCCGGAATGGTTGATGTACTCGGTAGCCGAAACCTTGAACCATGTCATGACCACTCCTTCCTGCCCTGGCCGGGGTGACGGCCCAGCACTCTTTCAGGCTACCTCTTCACCCCGGCCGGGAGCGCTAGCGGCTGGCGAGCTGGACGAACGGGGTGAGGGTGTTCGAGCTGTTGTTGTGCGGGGTGATCGGGGACTGGATCCAGGGCCGACCGTCGAGGCGCTCGATGACGCGGAACGCCGTCTTGTCGTTCTGGAACTTGTAGTGCTCGGACGACATCGACTGCATCATCTGCCGGTCGCCAACGAGGTAGTACCCCAGGTCCACGAACGAGATGTCGCCGGCCGTGCCCAGCGCCGGGGTCTTCTCGGTGAAGTACACCGGGCGGCCCAGGATGGTGACGGGCGGGGTGGCCGAGCCGGGGTTGGTGTAGTTGCCCATCCAGACCGGCCCGCCACCCGTGCCGACGGACAGCGCCATCGTCGCGAGCTCAGGGAAGGTGTCGATGGAGCAGATCCAAACCGCACGGGAAAGCGCGGTCGGCAGCATCCGGGCGAACATCTTGATGACGTTCTCCCAGACGATGGTGCCGCTCGCCTGGGTGGACTCCGCCGGCACGTTGACCGACGCGGGGCAGTTGATGAAGCCCAGCGGCTCGCCGACGCCCGTGCCGGTCATGAAGGCGATGTCCTCGAACCAGGCGATCGCACGCGGGAAGATGGTGTCGAAGAACGAGGAGAACGCCGGCGCGTCGGCCAGCAGCTCGTTCGGCACCTCCGCGTAGCCGGTCAGCTTCTTGGCGTCGAGCACGACGCGGCCGAAGCTCGCCTGGCTCTCGGTCAGCTGCGCGGCCTCTTCGGTCCAGTAGCAGACTATCCCGCCGAACACCGAGGACACGTTGCTGGTGACGTCGATCATGGGGATCGGCACCCGCAGCGAGTCCATGGGGATCACCTGGGCGCGGGGCCGCACGATCGCGGACTCGAGCGCGACCTGGAGGATCTCCGAGCGCAGCCGCTCCGGGATCAGGAAGCCACCGTCGGCCGGCACCTCGGACCCGAACGAGTTCTGCACCTCAAGCAGGCGCGTCCGCTTGGCCGACAGCTGCTGTCGGTTGCGCAGGGTCTCGTACCGGGGCCAGATGGCCTGGAAGAACTCGGCCGAGTGCTCGAACTGGCCGTCCGTGCCCAGCTCCTTCTCGAGCTTCGCACCGTACGACAGCTTGTTGTAGGCCGCGCCCTTGCCGTGCGACACGGTCTTGATGTTCCCGGTGCCGCCCAGCTCCGGCGGCAGGGCGTTGGAGAAGTTCAGCCGGGAGCCGCCCAGGCCGTTCTGGACAGCGAACTCCGCCATCGCGACCTGGATCTGCTCCGAGATCTGCGACTTGAGGTCGTTGTCCTTCTCCCACTGCTTCCGGGCGTACAGCCCGATGAACTCCTTGAACTTGCCCTTCTCGTTCATCATGGACCGGACCTGGGCGGGGTCACCCAGGAACTCTTCAAGCTGCTCCAGCGTGTCCGGGAGCGTAATGGTCGAAGCCATTGACAACCTACTTTCCTGTTAGCCCCGGATGGCGCTGACGAATGCCGCCGCGTCCGAGTCGTTGTACAACACTGCAGTTGCAAGGTCGCTCGACCCTGCGCTGGAACCGCTCCCGGACCAGTCCTCCGGAATCTCCGAAGACTTGCCGAGCGCCTTGGCCCGCTTGATAATGTGCTTGCGGATGGCGTCGTGGCTGTTGTTCTTGCCCCGGCCAACGGCGTGGATGGCGCGGTCGAGGTCTTCCGCGTCGGCGATCGGGTAGGAGCCATCCGCCATGGCCTCGCCGGACTTGGCCATTCGGTCCCGGTCGGCCTGGGTGTACTTGTCCTTGGCGTAGATGACCCAGTCATCGTGCGCGCCGTCGGCCAGTAGGTGGTGACCCATCTTGCAGATCATCGCCTTCGGCCCCGGCTGGCCATTGGACAGTACGTAGTCGTGGTCGGTGTCGCCGGAAGCGCTGGCGTCGTTGTCGCCGTCGTGGTCCGGATCGTACACGTGGTGCGTGTGCGCGTGACTGGAGTTGTCGTAGTGCTCGCTGCCGTCGGCGTGCGCGTGCCGGTGGTTTCCTTCGGTGGAGTGATCGTGGGAGTGCGTCACGTGCTGGTGGCCGTGCGTCGCGTCG